GGTTTTAGAGTGGAAAAGCGGACCTATTACGTCCTAAAAAAGCATTCAGCTTTCAGGTACACTATGGTCACAGCAAGGGCAGCACCCCAGACGGGGAGAAGCCCGAAGCTGTAAGACGTACCTTGAAAACTGAATATCATTCCCTCGGACAAAACAATGAAACTTCCGTAATTCGCGGCCCGGCCATAAAGAAGGCGGGGTGGCTGAAAGGCCAATGACGGTGTGGGCGAAACTCCCCACTAACCGAGGTGTATTCCAACCCCACCGGGCGTCGAGGACAAATAGGGTGGGACACTTAAAACAAAACTTCAAAGCCCACCACCGGGATTCTTCTGAATCAAGGCAGTGGGCTTTTTCCATACCGAACATTCACTATAACGATACGGAGGTAATGATTATGAGCCGTGATTTTTCTCGCAAGACCGACGAATCGACCCTGACCACTCTCTGCCCCCGCTGCTTGGATGCGTTCCGCAATGCCCGTGGCATCCGTGTCCGCCGTGCAGACCCCAGACAGACAATTAAGGAGCCTTGCACCTACTGCCAGACCCGCTTTGGGTTTGACTATTACATCCAGCCCACCAGCCCGAAAACCACCTACTTTAAGAAAGGACGGTTTGATGATGAATCTGAATGCGCTTAAAATCGACCCAGAGTTCCAAGGCAAGATCCCGCCGCTGACTTTTGAAGAGTTGAACCAGCTCGAATCCAACATCCTGCGAGATGGCCGTATCATCAATCCCATCATCGTATGGCAGGGCTTGATCGTGGATGGACACAACCGCTACACCATCGCCAAGAAACACCCGGAAATCCCTTTCACCGTTCATGAGAAAGCGTTTGCGAACCGCTATGAAGCAATTATCTGGATCTGCAAAAACCAGCTAGGGCGACGCAACCTTACCCCGGAACAGAAGAAGTACCTTATCGGTAAGCAGTATGAAGCTGAGAAATGCGCCAACGGCGGTGATAGAAAAAGTCCTGCTGCAAAATCAGGTTACGGAAAGCGTAACCTGATCGGTGCACCCAAAACCTGTTATAAAGTCGCTGCGGAAAGCGGTGTAGGAAGAACGTATGTGATTGAAGCCGAACATTATGCTAAAGGTTTGGACGCTGCCGAAGAAGCTGTTCCCGGCACACGGCAGAAAGTGCTTTCCGGCGAGGTCAAGCCGACCGCCGCTGAGATTGCATCCGTTGCCCGTGCCCCTCCTGAAGAACGTCCTGCACTGGTAGCTGAGATTTGTAAACCGAAAAAGCCAAAGCCACAAAAGCCGACCACACCAAAACAGAAAAATCCCCCAGCCGTAGCTGCACCGCTGCCCGATGCCAGTACATCCGATGAAGAAGTTTCTGACGAAGAATCAACGTATGCTCCTGCTCCATCCGAGCCTGTCTTTCCACAAAAGGAGAACGAACCGTTGAAAGTTGAACGCCAGCAGATTCTTGAAATCGCAAACAATCGCTACCATGCCAAGCAGCTTGCCGATGGAGCCGCGATGCTTTGCGAGGTGTCAGGTGCTGTCAACGCTATGATACGCCGCTGGGAAAGCGTTTTTCGGGATTATCCCGACATTCTGACCAATACGGAAAACCGTAATGCCGTCAAACGGAATATTCAGAAAGTCAAAGACTATCTGCAAAAATTGGAGGATACGCTATGAACAATATGAACCACTCCAGCACCATGCCTGAGATCTCCCCCGAAATCACTGATGAAAGCATCATCGAAGCCCTCTTTGCCCAGCGGCCTTACGAGGAAAAGGTCATCAACAGTGCCTTCCTCGAAATCCCTGCCGACTACCAGCGGGGTCTGAGCATCCCGAATGTTGAGAAGATGTCGGCTGAGTTCACTGAACTGATCGCCAACCCGCCCAAAGTCAGCTACCGAGATGGGCATTACTTTGTGTTCGATGGCCAGCACACTATTGTGACCCGGAAAACCATGAACGGCGGTGCCGACCTCCCCATCATCTGCAAGGTGTACACCGGGCTGACGAAAGAGGAGGAAGCCATCCTCTTTTCCAAACAGACCGGCGTTTCCCGACCTCTGACTGCTGGCGCAGAACTTCGCGCTGCACTGGTCGGAAAGGATGCACAGTCCATCGCGTTCCTGAACGCCACTGAAAGCACCGGCCTGCAGCTTGGTCTGGACGCCTATCGCGCTCCGTGGAAGATCATCTGCATTCGCACGGCCTTTAAGGAGTACAAGACCTATGGCGCAGACCTCTACAAAGAAGCCCTGACCATGCTGGCGCGTGGCTGGGAAGGCGACCCGGATTCCCTCCGTTCCGGCATCCTGCGGGGCATGGTTCGTTTCGTGGCACTTTATCAGGGCGAGTATGACCCGGAGCGTCTGGTGAAGCGTCTGCAAACCATCCACCCCATGACACTGGTGCGTGACGAAAAGGCCATGAGCGGCACCGTCAGCTACAAGTATATGATGCTGATTCTTCGCACCTACAACGGCTCCAGCCGCTCTAGGAGCCTTCCTATCAAGCAGTGAGGTCTCCTATGTCTCCTATGGCAACAGTCTTAAAACGCCGCGAAAGCCGTCCGTAGGGCGGCTTTTGCCTACATAAGAAAAGGGAGGATGATTGCTACCGTTTATGTAACAAAGAATTTTGGTTTTCGCCGGGGCGAGATCTACTTTGCAGACCTTGACCCGCACTATGGTTCTGAGCAGGGAGGTAAACGTCCTGTTATTGTGATTCAAAATAATACAGGCAATAAATTTGCGCCGACCGTGATTGTAGCTGCTGTAACCTCAAAGGTCTCCAAAAAGCCAAACCAGCCCACCCATGTTCTCATTGAGCAGAACCCTGCGTTCAGCCGTCCGTCTGTGGTGCTGCTGGAACAGATCTTCACCATTGATAAGGAGCGTATCAGCAGTTTTATGGGAATGACCAGTGAGTGGGAGATGGCGCAAATTGAGGAAGCTCTTCTGAAAAGTCTTGGAATAAACAAATAGGATAGTCGCTTTTGATAAGTACGAATTGGAGATGAAAAGAACAGAAACTGAAAAGAGGTAGATATATGGCATTTGCACGAACCGAAGTCAGAGAGCTGGAGCCTATGGTAAAGGCTGGCAAGAAAAAATTCGTCCGCTATCAAGAAGGTGCCGAGCTGTACTCAATGGGACTGCATACATTTGAGGAACTTGCTAAAGAAGCCGGTGCGATTTACAAAATCCGGCGCGTTGTCCTTGTGAATCTGGAAATCTTTGAAGAATATTTGGATACCTTTAGAATGTGAAACAGCATACTCCGTTCTTCGGAGTATTACATATTGGAGAACCACTCAATAAAATTACTTTTGCGGCATCGTTGCAGGACAGGAGCAACTTGTGTATCCTTAGAGCAGGACGGACGTAACGTACTACATAGACCGTCATCAGGATATGACTGTTCTCCTTAAATCGAATTTTACGAGGTGAGAAGAATGGCAACAAGAAAAGATTCTCGTGGTTACTCCCTGAAGAAGGGTGAATCGCAGCGAAAGGATGGCCGTTATGTGTTCCGCTACACTACGCTCCGTGGCGAACACAGATCGGTCTATGCAAAGGAGTTGAGCGAACTTAGAAAAAAGGAAGTAAAAATCCGCAGAGCAATCGAGGATGGCCTTGACCCTGATCGTGCCGAGCGTATCACGCTGAACGAACTGTTTGACGAATACATTTCTCAAAAGTATGATCTGAAGCAGTCCACCATGACGAACTATAAATATATGTATAACCATTATGTTCGGGATGGTTTTGGAAAACTTCGTATCAGCAAAATCAAGTACAGCGATATTAAGAAATTCTATTACTCACTGATTTTAGAAAAAGGATTCAAGCCCAACAGTATGGAAATCGTACATACACTTTTGCATCCAACCTTTACAATGGCTGTCCGCGATGGACTGCTGCGCTTGAATCCCACGGAGGGCGTTATGGCTGAAATTAAGAAGAGCCACTGCTGGGAAAAGACAAAGCGTCATGCTCTGACTGTTGCCGAACAGCGTGCGTTTACCAATTACATCGCCAATAGCGAAGAGTATCGCGGATGGTTCCCGTTGTTTACCGTAATGCTTGGTACTGGCTGTCGCATTGGCGAGGTGTTAGGTCTGCGGTGGCAGGATGTTGATTTCAAGAACCGCACGATCAGCATCAACCACAATCTTGTTTATCGTGTGCAGGAAGATGGCACTTGCACCAACCATGTAAACTCGCCCAAAACGAAAGCTGGCATCCGCATTATTCCAATGATTGATGAAGTGTTCGATGCCTTTCTGGAAGAATACCAGTATCAAAAGGTCATTGGTTTCTGCACCGATGAAATTGATGGGTACTCCGGCTTTGTTTTCTGCACTGGCGATGGAAAGGTTTATCTCCCCAATGCCATCAACCGCACTATCCGCTCGATTTGTGCAGACTATAATAAGGAAGAAGAATCCAAGGCGAAGGAAGAAAATCGTGACCCGGTTCTTCTGCCAAAGTTTAGCTGCCATATCCTGCGGCACACATTCTGCACTCGCTTCTGCGAGAACGAAACCAACCTGAAGGTCATTCAGGAAATCATGGGTCATGCGGATATTTCCACCACAATGGATGTATACGCAGAAGCAACCCAAGAGAAAAAGAAAGAATCCATGACCTCTCTGCAAAGCGCATTGCTTGTGCGGTAAGGCATAGATTCA